GAGATGGAAATAATAATATATCTCCAGGAAGAGGATTTAATGTAAATTCTTGTATATTATATTGATTGTAATTTTTCTTTTTAAATGTTAAAGGTACACTATTATGAAATAAGTTTGGATACATATATGCTTTTTCAAAAGTTATAGGTGCTGTAGTATCATCAGTATCTATATAATAAACTCCGCTTATCATTGATCCTGCATGTCCGTGTTTTACAATATCAGCATCGCCAGACTGTATTTTATTAATCCAACTTGCTTGTATTTCAAAGTTAATGTGATCTTCTATATCAAGCACTTCATGAGCAAAGTAGTCAATACAATTTTGTATTTGATCTTTAAGTTTTCTAAGTTTTTTATTATGTAGTATATGCATACCCTGCTTATGTTTTGGCAAATGATCTTCGCTACCGTCATGTCCTACTGCTTGGCTTGGATAAATTAAATTTTTAATCCAGGCCATAGTAATAACATCAAGCTGACCTATATTAGTTTGAAATAATGGAATAGAAAATAATGGAATTACTTGGTGTTTCATAGTTTTATTTGTGACGTCCCTGCGCCAACGTGTCCTCTAGCAAATAGATTAAATGCTAGGCTATAACGTTCTGATGGTGTTTGATTTTGTGTTACCATGTGTTCAACATGCGACGGAAATATAACAAGGTCGCCACTAACTGGTTCGATCGAAAACAAATCTAAATTATATTGATTTAATACATCGTCTTTATAATCAACTCTAACTGTATCGTGAAATAAATTATAATATAGATGCGAACGCTGAAATTGTATTGCGCCTGCTCCTGGTTCATTTTGGATATAATACACTGCACTTAGCATAGCATTTGAATGCCAATGTAATGTATTATGTTCGCCTGCACGATGTCTATTAATCCAACTATTTTGTATTTCAAAATTAACATCGTCTTTGATGCCTAATTCAGTGTGTACAAAAAAGTCACAAACTTCTTTTAATTTTGTTTTTAACTTTTTAAACTTTGGTTGATCTAATATATACTTGTCATCAGTATGATCGTGTCCAGAAGCTTCGTGTGGATACTCTAAATTTTTAACCCAAGCCATAGTAATAGGATCAGGCTTACCTATGTTTGTTTTAAATAGTGGAACTGACCACATTGGTGTTGTTATATACTGCATACTTACATTATATAACTGTTTTAATGTATTGTCAAGTAGTTTTTTGGCTTAACCTATAGTAAATCCGTAACCTGTGCCGCCGGCAACAGCTAGTGACACTTCGTTTTCTAATTTTTCCATCTCAGCTTGTGCTTCAGCTTTTAATGTATCACCGTTTAGTTGTGATCCACCTTGTGGTCCAGCAATAGTTGCAAATTTTGACCTTGCTTCGCCTAACATAAACTTACATGTAGCAAGAGTATAACTTTTAAGCCAATCAATTGCTAAGTAATCTGACAGTAAAGACTCGTCGGGTCTGTAGTTGTATGCGTATAACATCAAAGTTTCTTCGCCTCTAGGTCGTTGTAATAAAGTAAGTTCTTTTGATACACTATTCCATTTAAACTCAATAAAGCTACCAAACATACGTCCTACTAATTCTTGATATTGACTAAACATATCATATGTTGCAAGTCCACCAATATTAGTACTAGACAACAAGTAGGTATTAGTATAGGCTAAGTTAAACGGTTCAAATATACTTCCGCCGTCTCCACTGCCTGATCTTGATCCAACAGTCCTACGGAATATCTTTCTAACTTCCATAACTTCGTTTGGAAGAATGTAACTATTTTGATCTACAACTGTTTTTAAAAACAAATATGACTCTTCTGCTGAATGATCACTCCTTTGACGGTATCTTGTTAATGCTTTTGTTAATGCAGTTTCGTAATGTATAGGATCTAACTCTACATCAACCATTCCACCGCCTAACATAGCATGAACATAGTCAAATACTTCTTGTTTCTTTGTTGTTGTGTTTGCCATATTAAATAATCTCCACTAGTATTTATCGTAACGATAAATATGTGTATGCCAAGACTATCATTATACAAACCAGAAAAGGGCAAGGACTACACGTTTTTAGACAAACAGATCCTTGAGATGTTTACTGTAGGAGGAACCGACGTATATGTTCACAAATACCTCGGACCCGAAAATACAGCGACTTCTGATGCAACTGCCGATCAGCCCAATTACAGTGGCGGAGTTACAGCATCTAATATACAAGATATGCTATTTTTAGAAAACAGAGATCGTAAATATGATACTTCTGTATACGAAATACGGGGTATATATAATGTACAAGATGTAGATTTTGATCTTAGTCAATTTGGACTATTTTTACAAAACGATACATTGTTTATGACTGTTCATATTAACAGTAGTGTAAAAACTATAGGTAGAAAACTTATGAATGGTGATGTTATAGAATTGCCTCATTTAAAAGACGAATATGCACTTGATGATAATACAATGGCATTAAAAAGATTCTATGTTATAGATGATATTAACAGAGCCGCTGAAGGATTTACGCCTACGTGGTATCCACACTTATATCGTTTGAAGTTAAAATCATTAGTAGATAGTCAAGAGTTTAAAGAAGTATTAAGTTTGCCTGCAGAAGAAGGCTCAGATACTACTTTAAGAGATCTACTTAGCACATATGAAACAGAGATGCAAATTAATAATGCAGTGGTTGCACAAGCCGAAGCAGATGCGGCAAAGAGTGGTTACGATATTAGTCATTACTATACTTTAGCTACTAATGCAGACGGCAGTGTTGCATTACAAACTGCTGATGAAACTGATTTTGATGCAAGTAATATTACTATTAGTGCAGACGAAGTAGCTGATAGACCTTCTAGAGACGGATATCAAGGATACTTATTAGGCACAGGAGAAGCTCCAAATGGTGCCGCTTTTGGTCAGGGTATTACCTTTCCAACAACTAGAATTACAGGTGATTACTTTTTAAGAACAGATATGTTACCAAAAAGATTATTTAAATATGACGGTACTAGATGGCTAAAAGTACAAGACGATGTTCGTGTTACACTATCTAATACTAATACACGTACTACACAAAAAGGTTCCTTTATTAACAACACAGCTTCAAGTCAAATTGGTGGTGAAACAGTACCAGAACGCCAAGGCTTATCAAAAGCACTTAGACCAAAGGCAGATAACTAATGAGTCAACATTTTTACGATGGACAAGTAAGGCGCTATATCACACAACTAGTAAGGATGTTTAGTAATTATTCTTACAAGGATGGTAAGGGAGCAGAAACAGTTATTCCAGTATTGTACGGAGATTTAACTAGACAAGTTGCTAATATTATTAAAGGCAACAGCGAGAACAAAATTCCTAGTGCGCCTCGTATGGCGTTATATATTTCAGGACTAGCATTGGATAGAGATAGAACTGCTGATCAAAGTTATGTGAGTAAAGTTAATGTAAGAGAAAAAGCATACGACAATTCAGGTCAAGAATATTTAAATTTTGAAGGCAAAAATTATACAGTTGAAAGATTAATGCCAACACCTTATATGTTAACTGTTAACTTAGATATTTGGAGTACAAATACAGATCAAAAATTGCAAATACTAGAACAAATACTAATGCTGTTTAATCCTAGTTTAGAATTACAAACTACAGATAATTACATTGATTGGACAAGTTTATCAGTAGTAACATTAGACAATGTTAACTTTAGTTCTCGAGCTATACCAGTAGGTATTGATGATCAAATAGACGTTGCAACACTTACATTTACAACACCTATATGGATTTCACCGCCAGTAAAAGTTAAACGCTTAGGTGTTATTGCAAATATTATTACTAGTATATTTGACGAATCACAAGGTACTGTAGAATTAGGATTATCTGCTCCTCTTATTAATGCATTTGATGACTCAGCTGTACCAGGAACCTCAGATAAAAATAAGAGTAGAGGTATATCAACTACAGCTACACCACATGTTGTTACAACAAATTATCAAGGATATGACTTATTTGTTAACGGAACAGTTGTTGAATTATCAGATAAAGGCAAAATAGGACAAACTAGTTGGAAAAATATAATTGATACACATCCAGGACAGTATCAAGCTGGTATTAGTCGTATATATCTTACTAAGATAGATACAAGTAGTTCGATAACAGGCACTTTTGCTGTTAATGAATTAGATGATACACAGATTGTTGTTAACTGGGATACTGATAGTTTTCCTGCTAATACTATCATTAGCAGTCCGGATAGATCTAATAGTTCGTTAACATCAGTTGATTATATTATTGATCCTACTAAAACATTCCCTGCAAGTAAAACACAAGGAACAAGAGTGTTATTACTTGGACCAATAGGTGCTACTGGAAATACAGATGGTGCAGATGCCTGGAAAAATTTAGATAATTCAGATGTAGTTGCAAGTGAAAATGATATTATTGAATGGAGTGGAAGTGCATGGAGTGTAATATTTGATGCATCAGCTACAGTTAATAACACAACAGTAACATATATTACTAACTTAAACACTGGAGTACAATACCGTTGGAATGGTGAAGAATGGCTACTTAGTGTTGAAGGATTATATCCACAAGGAACTTGGAGAGTAGCACTTAACGGATAACTATTTTTATGAGCGAAATAGTTTGCAGTGGTGCCTTATTTTATAGTCTAAAAACAAAAAGATTTCTCTTTTTGCATCGACGTAATGGCAAACATAATAATCTATGGGGCCTTGTTGGCGGCACCAACGAAGGTAGTGAGACGCCTTGGGAAGGACTACAAAGAGAAATTACCGAAGAAATCGGCGAGTTGCCTAGTATTACTAAAACAATGCCTTTAGAAACGTTTGTATCTACTGATAGCAAATTCCAATTCCATACATATCTATGTGTAGTAGAAGACGAATTTATTCCGCACTTAAATGAAGAACATGATGGATATGCTTGGGTTAGTTTTGGACACTGGCCAAAACCTCTACATCATGGATTACGTAATACACTTCAAAGTAAAATTAATTTAAACAAACTACAAACAGTATTTCAAGTAATAGATTTACTTGACAAATCTTAAATAATCAGGTATAATAAAACTATGAAAGTTTTAGTCTTTGGTGATGTAATAATTGACAAGTATATTTACGGTACTAGTTCACGAATTAGTCCTGAAGCGCCAGTGCCTATAGTTAATATTGAACGTATTTCAACATCGTTAGGTGGAGCCGGACTTGTACACGAAAACTTAAAGAGTTTAGGTGTAGACGTTACGCTATTACAAACAGAACAACCTCGAAGTATTAAAACTAGAATTATATCTGATGGGCATTATATCACACGGTTAGATGAAGATGAAAACGCAGATTCAAATGCAGTATTATCCAATGTATTACGTAGTGATTTTTCACAATACGATTATGTTATATTAAGCGATTATGACAAAGGTGTATTAGATAATGCAAAACAAAT